CTGGACAATGTGCTGGTGCCTGTAACACCACTGGATCCAATAACAACTTTATTGGACAAGGTGCTGGTGCCTGTAACACCACTGGATCCTTCAACAACTTCATTGGACAATGTGCTGGTCGATGCAACAGCACTGGAACTAACAACAACTTCTTTGGACGATTTGCTGGATTCCGCAACACCATTGGAAACTACAACAACTTCATTGGAAATTATGCTGGTCGATACAACAGCACTGGAACTAACAACAACTTCATTGGATTTAGTGCTGGTTATAGCAACACCACTGGAACCTGCAACAACTTCATTGGACGATGTGCTGGTTTCAGCAACACCACTGGATCCAATAACAACTTCATTGGAGCTTATACTGGTCAATCCAACATCGGTGGAGCCAACAACAACTTCTTTGGATCTAATGCTGGTCGATGCAACACCAGTGGAACTCATAACTTCTTTGCTGGACAATGTGCTGGTTTCAGCAACACCAGTGGATCCTACAACAACTTCTTTGGACGATTTGCTGGTCGATGCAACACCAGTGGAGCCAACAACAACTTCTTTGGATCTAATGCTGGTCAATCCAACACCATTGGAACCTGCAACAACTTCATTGGACGACTTGCTGGATCCAACAACACCACTGGATCCAATAACACCTTCATTGGAGCTTATGCTGGTTTCGGCAACACCACTGGATCCAATAACAACTTTATTGGATTTAGTGCTGGTTACTGCAACACCGGTGGATCCTTTAACTTCTTTGCTGGACGATGTGCTGGTTTCAGCAACACCACTGGATCCAATAACAACTTTATTGGATTTAGTGCCGGTCAATGCAACACCACTGGAGCCTTTAACAACTTCATTGGACAATGTGCTGGATTCCGCAACACCAGTGGAACCTTTAACATCTTCATTGGAGCTTATACTGGTATCTGCAACACCAGTGGATGCAACAACACCTTTATTGGACGTAATGCTGGTTACTGCAACACCACTGGAACTAATAATCTTTTCTTCGGACAAAATGCTGGAACGGGTTCTACAGGACTTTGTAATGTTACAACAGAATCCAATTACATCATTATGGGTAACAACAGTCATGCATGTGCTCTTATCCAGGTTGCTTGGACAGCAGTTTCTGATTGCCGTGACAAGTGCATTTTTGGACCTGTTCCTCATGGTAGAGGTTTCCTTCATAATATTACTCCAATTGAATATGCCTTTAAGGACCGTGATACTGATGAATTAAAGGACATAGAAGGAAAGCGTAGGTATGGATTCAGTGCCCAGAATGTCCTTGAAGCAGAAGGAGAAAATCCTGTTATTGTAGACTCAAATGATCCAGAGCATCTCAAACTGACATCAGATCATATGATTCCAGTTCTTGTAAATGCAGTGAAGGAATTATCAGAGGAAGTTGATGTATTAAAATCAAGATTGGATATATTGGAAAATTCGTGATATAATAGTCTCATACATACTGTATGATACGTGAGAATATATGAAAAAAGTTTTAATTGCTACACCATGCCTTGATCAAAAAGTTGATGCTTATTTTGTTCACAGTTTATGTGAATCTATTAAATTAGGAATCAAAAATGACTTAGATATTAGATGTGTTTTTTTAGCTAATGAAAGTATTCTTCCAATGGCTAGAAATGAGTTATTTAAATTATCTTATACTGATAATTATGATGTAATGGTGTTTATTGATGATGATGAATATTGGGATGAAAAAGCATTAATTGAAATTATTCAATCTGAAAAGGATGTTATAACAATACCTGTTGTGAATAAGGAAGATAAAAAAATTAAATATAATGTATGGTTAAATAATGACATTCAAAAAGATACCGATGGATATATTAAAATTGAAAAATGTGGGACAGGATTTCTTAAATTGACTCGTAAGGTTATTATTGATTTGTGGAATACAAACACAGAATTACTATTTCGTAACAGTCCTTTAAAAAATATTTGTGAATATACCTTTGAAAATGGAAGTTTTATCGGAGAGGATGTCGCATTAACTAGAAAAATAAAGGAATTGGGATATGATATTTGGTTAAATCCAAAACACACAGTATCACATATTGGAAATAAAATATATAAAGGAAATTTTGAAAAGAGTTATAATTTATGATCGATCTCATTATTCCAACAATGTGGTTTGCAAATAAATTTGAAGAATCTTTGCAAACTTATGTAAGTCATAACTCAATTAACAAAATTATTATCGTTGACAATAATAAATTAAAAAGACCATCTTATGAGATTTTAAATCACTCAAAAATTGAAATTATTTCATATGGTAAAAATATTTTTGTAAATCCTGCTTGGAATGAGGGATATTTTCGATCAAAATCTAAAATTATTGGAATATTAAATGATGATATTAAAGTGTCATCAGAAATATTTGATATGATTATTGATTTTAATCTTTCAAATGGAGATTTGATTGGTGTAAATTTACAGGGAAGGCAAAATAATTATAAAATTGATGATTATATTGATACAAAAGAAGAGATTGTAAAATTAAATTATGATCCCACAAAACCTATTGGAGGTCAGTCGTGGGCATTCGGAATCTGTATGTTTATGTTAAGAGAATCATATAAAGTTATACCATCTCTATATCAAGTTTGGTATGGTGATGATTTTTTTGTACAATATGCAAAAAACATTTACGCGATTAATTCAAATAAAATTAAAGGAACTATTTCGGAAACACTTACAAAGTTTGAAGACCCCGACAGTGATATTTCAAAAAGAATTGAATTAGATTCAAAAAACTTGATATCATATGATCATTTTATCAATGGAAAAAATTGGGAAATCCCACACAATATGATAAAACTTTATGAACATCAACGTAAAGATAAAAATATAAAATCAGGTGTATTTGATTTAGAGTATCAAAGAGCAAGGAAAATACCAAGTGATATCAACGAAAATGTTCATGAACTTTATGAATTAGCAAAAGAATGTAAGACCGTAGTGGAAATGGGAGTTAGAACAGGAGTTAGTACTAGAGCATTTTTAAACACTAATGCTAAACTTTTTTCCTTTGATATCATATTAGATTCAAATGTTCAAAAACTTTTTGATCTTGCTAAACGACAAGGAAAATCTGCGGAATATATTCAAGCAGATGTTCTCGATATAGAAATTGAAGAGACTGATTTATTGTTTATTGATACTTTTCACATATATGATCAACTTAAACGGGAATTAAATCTTCACGGAAACAAGGCACAAAAATATATTGTATTTCATGACACATATACATTTGGTCTTAAAGGAGAAGATGGAAAAGATGATAAAGGATTGTTATCTGCGGTTATTGAGTTTGTAATGAAGAATCCACACTGGAAATTTTATAAGTATAAAACAAACAATAATGGATTGACAGTTTTAAAAAGAGATGATATAATATAATGCACCATAAATTGATAATAATATTTTATAAGTAGACCCATTCAAGTTAATCATTCATTTATGAAATCAAAATATAGTATTTTTCATGTGCAGGGTGGTATTGGAAAACATATTGCGGCCACCGCAGTAGCAAAAGCAATTAAAGCAAATCACCCAGATCGTAAATTAGTTATAGTCTGTGCATATGCAGATATTTTTATAAATCTTCCTTATGTTCATAGAGTTTATACCATAGGAACAACGCAGTATTTTTATCAAGAATATATTCAAGATAAAGATTCTATTCTATTTCATAATGAACCATATTATACAACTAATCATATTCATAAACGTAAACGTTTAATTGAGAATTGGTGTGATATGTATGGTATTAAATATTCTAGAGAAAGACCAGAAATAAGATTTAATAAACTTCAACAAAATATATCCAGAGAAGTTTGGAAACGAAAAAAACCAGTTATGATTATTCATACTAACGGTGGAGTTATGACCACTGATTCGAAACCATATTCTTGGACAAGAGATATGCCATTTGATCTTGCAGAAAAACTTGTAGATTATTATAAATCTGAATATCATATTATTCAACTTACAAAAGTTAATTCGCCAAAACTAGAAGGTGTCGAGCACATTTTTGCAACACCAGAAAAATCTTTATCTTTGATGGAATACTTTAGTATTGTTCTTCATGCTAAAAAAAGAATCTTAATTGATTCTTGTGTTCAACATGCTGCTGCCGCACTAAATAAAAAATCAACAGTTCTTTGGAATGGGACTAGTCCAAAAGTATTTGGATATGATCTGCATGATAATATCTCCACAACAGTTCCATATGATTTTAAATTACCGGGGAGTTATCTTTTTGATTTTGACTTTGATGGTAATGAAGTTGAGTATCCTTATGAAGAGGGAACCGAACTGTTTGATTTTAATGAAATTGTTAAATCCGTTGATGCTCAGTAAATTAAGTCTATGGTAGAACCAGTGCAAAAAACTTATTATTTTATGGCGGGACTTCCTCGCTCTGGAAGTACAATTTTATCTAGCATTTTAAATCAAAATCCAAGGTTTTATTCTGGTCCTAGTTCTCCTGTGACTGGGTTGATGATTATGTTAGAACAACAATTGTCTCAGGACGAGTTGTTTTTGGCATATCCAAAACCAGAACAAGCATCAATGATTATTTCCAATATTATTCATCAATATTATTTTGATGTAAAAAAACCAGTAATTTTTGACAAGAATAGATCTTGGGTAAATCGAATTCATTACATTGAAGGTTACTTGGGAATTACACCAAAAATTATTTGTCCTGTTAGAAACATTGATGAAATTTTAGCATCTTTTATTTCGATGCATCGTCGTAATCCATATGAAGTAAATGGAAAAATAAACTTTATTGATGATATGTTAGTTAAATCTAATATTTTATTAACGGATGATAATCGTTGTGAATTTCTTGTAAGTGAATCTGGAATTCTTGGACAAAGTTATTTGGGAATTCGTGATGTACTAACGAAAGGGCAGGAAAAATATTTGCATTTTGTTGAATATGATGATCTTGTTAGTTTTCCAGAAAAAACAATGAAGAAAATTTATGAGTTTCTTGATGAAGAATATTATGAACACGAATTTGATAATCTTATTAACATTAATGAGGAAAATGATGCCTCTACTTATGGTTTAAGTGATATGCATTATGTTAGAAAGGAGTTGAAAAAAACTTCTTTATCTCCAAAAGAAATTCTTTCCGATGAAATCTTATCAAGATGTAAAGGACTTGAATTTTGGAGAGATCTTGAATCAATTGATTATGAAGATATTGAATTGAATATAAATGCAAATAATCAGGTCTTTGAAGATTCAAAAAACTTTATAGGAGCTTAAAAAATGGCAAGAACTCAAGAACAAATTTTGCAAACAATTACTGTAGCTAAAGATAGTGTTTGGGTGATTGAAGATGCTATTGAAAAATTAGATGGTGGAGAAACGCCCTCCAAAGACTTAAAATCTAATATTGATCGTAATGTTGGACACCTTAAACTTGTTGTTACTGACCAAGAAATTGTAGATTCTGGAGAAGATATTTCAGATCTAGAATCTGCAATTATAACTGGCGAAGCAAAACTTGCTGAAAACATTTGGTTAACTAATCTTTGATGATGGGTGTACGTTCTCTTTAAGGTCTTCAAGATTCCTTGTATCTTTGGGAATGAAGACCCTCTCTGTGGTGGGAGAGGTGAGTTGGTGGTTAAAAAAGGAGAGTTTTATACTCTCTTTTTTTATTTGACTTTATGTATGATATTGGTTATAATCCTTTAAGAATTCAAAGAAAAGATAAATAACTTGAAAGGAATATAGTGGTTAGATAATGGCTCTAAACTTTCCAGATAGTCCATCAGTAAATGATATTTTTACATCTAGTAACTCCAGATGGATATGGAATGGAACATCTTGGGTTAGGCAGGGAACACCTGGAACTCAAGGTGCTCAAGGATCTACAGGTGCTCAAGGTGCTCAAGGATCTACAGGTGCTCAAGGTGCTCAAGGTGCTGTAGGGGATCAAGGTGCTCAAGGATCTACAGGTGCTGAAGGTGCTCAAGGTGCTCAAGGTTCAGTAGGAGCACAAGGATCTACAGGTGTACAAGGCACAGTTGGTGCTCAAGGTTCAGTAGGAGCACAAGGATCTACAGGTGCTCAAGGTGCTCAAGGTGCTCAAGGTGCTCAAGGTGCTCAAGGTGCTCAAGGAACCGCAGGTACATCAGGATCTCAAGGTACTATAGGTGCTCAAGGTGCTCAAGGATCTACAGGTACTCAAGGTGCTCAAGGATCTACAGGTGCTCAAGGTGCTGTAGGTGCACAGGGTGCTGTTGGATCTCAAGGTACTTCTGGCGCTATAACTTTTGCATCAGGCACTTTGATGTTATTCCAACAGACAGCAGCACCTACTGGTTGGACCAAACAAACAACTCATAATAATAAAGCACTTAGAGTAGTAAGTGGATCTGCAAGTTCTGGTGGTACGACCGCATTTACAAGTGTATTTGCTTCTAGGACACCATCTGGTTCTGTTTCGGTTTCTGGATCTAACTCTGGCGGTTCTGTAAGTAATACTACACTAACCACTTCAGAGATGCCATCCCACAACCACTCATCAACATCTGGGCAATTTTTGCTTGATAATGGTGGAGGTGGTTCTCAAGGATTTGCCGGTGGTGGTACAATTGTTGGTCTCAGCCCAAATACCACATCAACTGGTGGTGGAAACTCTCACGGACACGGATTTACTAATCCATCTTGGTCTGGTTCAGCATCTTTTACAGTTACAGCAATGGACTTTGCTGTCCAATATGTTGACTTAATTATTGCTTCTAAAGACTAATACTGATATAATATAATTTTTAGATATGGCTAAAATTAAACCAGGAAACTTTTGTCCACTTATTAAGAAAGACTGCATTGGTCTTAAGTGTTCATGGTACACTCAGATGAGAGGTACTAATCCAAACACAGGAGAACCAGTTGATGAGTGGGGGTGTGCAGTAACTTGGATGCCTTTTATGGCAGTTGAAATAGCACAAAAATCAAATCAGACTGGAGCAGCAGTAGAGAGTTTTAGGAATGAAGTTGTGCGAGCAAACTATCAAAACCAAGAACTTTATAAAGAAGCACTTAAGCAACAAATTATTCCTGCACAAATTACACCACTCAATCAACCTATAAATATCTTAGAAGAAGGTAAAGAAGAATGAGAATTACACTTATTCCAAGTGATAAAACAATTGGAATTGATAATGAGTTTTATCGTAATATTGAACAGGATTTTTCTTGGATTCCGTCAAATATTCATGCTGTTCAATGGTATGATACCTGGGGTGAGATTGAGTATATTGATGGATCTCCCAATAAAAGAATTGAGGAGTTGGGTATTTTTGAACAGGCAGTTTTGGATTTTAATAATGAAAAGGAAAGAATTGATACTGAACTTGAGGCATTAAATAAAGAGAATGAGGAGAAAAAAATTTTAGAAGAATTGGCATTGGAAGCAGCAAGAAATTACTGGAAAGAATTTAGAAATATAAGAGATAGTCTTTTATCTAGATGTGATTGGACTCAATCTCCAGATTCCCCACTAACAGAAGAAAAGAAAGATGAGTGGGCAACATATCGTCAGATATTGCGAGATCTCCCAGTTATTATTAGTGATCCAAAACCAATGGTTAATGATTTAAATCACGAGAATTGGCCAACTAAACCAGATTAATATGATATTTTTTGATAATGATGTTTTTAAGTTAAGTGAGAAGTTGAATGTCACAACCATAAATTATGGTTTGACTGATATTAGTATACTTGATAATTTTTATTGTGATTTAGATGCGGTTAATTGTGAGATAGAAAAACTACCTATAACTTTAGTGGGTGGTCTTTACAAACCAGATAATGGTAAAAAATATATTGATGGTAGAAAAATTTATATTCAGAACATGAGGGGAACTGAACTACCATATCTAGTGAATGATCAGTTAAAAAAAGTAGTTTCAAAAATTTCAAAAAATAGTTTGACTGAACCAACTACATAAGGTATAATACTTCTATATCACCTTTACTTGAATGGATTATAAGTTCAGCATTATTTCGCCATCCCACAAGAACACTCCCTACCTTCAAGAACTCTACGAAAGTCTGTGTGCTCAGACTTATGAGAACTGGGAGTGGATTTTGTGGTTGAATGGTAAGTTTAACCGTAGCAAACTCTCTCCAGAAATTGAGAATGATGGGAGGGTAAAGATCTACGAGTGTAATGAAAATAATCCTAACGTTGGGTTTCACAAGAGCAAGGCATTCCATCTTGGTTCTGGTGATGTCCTTGTGGAAGTTGACCATGATGATATGATCACACCAGACTGTCTGGAAGAACTTAACAAGGCATACCAAGACGAGAGTGTTGGTTTTGTGTACAGTGATGTTGCTGTGTATGATGATAACTTTGTTCCTTATAATGAGCAGCATGGTTGGTCTTACTACTTCTACAATTTTCGTGGTAAAGACCGTTATGTGATGAACTCTTGGCGTCCAACTAGTCAGGCATTATCATTCATCTGGTATTCTCCTGACCATGTTAGATCTTGGAGAAGGAGTGTTTATCAATCAATCGGTGGGCATAATGTTCAATTAAGTATATGTGATGACCACGAGTTGATGATAAGAACCTATCTGAATACGAAGATGTATCATATTCAAAAACCTCTTTACATCTATAGGGTTTATGCTGAATGATGGCATCCCACTTCCTGATAATAGTGTTGGTGTTTTGAATGCAAGTCATGTTCTAGAGCACCTGAGAGACCCTGTTAAGTCAATGAGAGAAATTCATCGGGTCCTTGCACACGGTGGTTGGGCAATGATTGAGGTTCCTTCTACTGATGGTAGGGGTGCATTCCAAGACCCAACTCACGTTAGCTTCTGGAATGAACATAGTTTCTGGTATTATACCAACAAACAGCTAGCAAACTTCATTAGAAACTATGATATTCGCTTTCAAACGTATCGGTTAAATACTTGGGAAATGGCACCACATATTCCTGTTGTCACTGCTTGGTTGACAGCAATTAAGGATGAAGAACGTTTCCCTGGAATTCTTGCAATTTAATTTTTATGGCACTTGCATATGTAATCGGCGCAGGAACAGCAGGTTCAACTGCCGCTAGAATTTTAAAAGATAATGGGTGGGATGTAGAAGTATTTGAAACTAGATCTTATATTTCTGGTAATTGCTACGACTATATTGATGAAAAGACCCGTTGTATTGTCCATGCACATGGTCCACACGCAATTCATACTAATAGTGAGAAAGTCTGGAACTGGTTGCATCAGTTTTCGGAGTTTAATGATTTCTCAGTCAAGGTCTGGGCAAATACTAAACTGGGTAAAATCCCCATTCCTTATAATGATACGTCTGATAGAATTATTGGACGACGACTTTCTGATGAAGAAATTATTGATTTAGTCTTCAGGGATTATTCTGAAAAGATGTGGAATACTCCCTTTGAGGAACTTCCTCAGAGTATTCTTGCACGACTAGCAGTAAGAAATCCTGGTGAAGAAACTTACTTTGTGAATAACAAGTATCAGGGTCTTCCTAAGTATGGATTTGTTCGGATGTTTGAAAACATTCTGGATGGTATCCCCGTTCATTTGGATACACCCAGAGATGAGTGGAGAAAACTGAAAGACAAGTGTGACCTGTTGGTTTATACTGGTAAGGTTGATAATTACTTTGATTATCAGTTTGGCGAATTAACTTATCGCTCTTTGAATTTTGAACACGTCTATTGCCCTAAAACTCTTTATATTCAACTGAATGAATGTAATAAAGAGAATGGATGGAACCGTGCAATTGACCATTCCTACTGGTATAAACAGGATGTAGAAACAACAATTGTCACAAGAGAGTATCCTGTTCCTCACGTTGATGGTGTGAACAATCCATATTATCCAATGATATTTGGTGAGTATCTCAGTCAGTTCAGACTGTATGAACCTCTGATGCAGGCAGAAAAGAACACAGTATTCACTGGAAGAACTGCTACTTATGAATATCTGACGATTGATGAAACCATCATCAAGACTGCTAAAAAACTGAAGAAACTTGGACTATCTGATTCTATTTTAACGCCATGAAGAAAACTAAACTATGTCTCAATGTAATGCTTGGAAATGAGGAGCACGTCGTTGAGAGAATGCTTAATTCTTGTTATAAGCACATTGACTATTGGATTATCCAGTGTAATGGTAACGACCGCACTCAACAGATGGTTGAAGACTTTTTTCAACAAAAAGGTATTCCTGGATTTACCTACAATGTAGAATGGCACTATCCTGGTTGGAATAGTGATGACTTGGTTCAGAAATGTACAGAGACTGACCACGGTTGTGACTGGTTATTCAGAATTGATGCTGATGAACAACTACACGTTGATGATGACTTTGATTGGAGTGTTTTAGAAGATACTTCAATTGATGCCTGGGATGTTACGGCACAGTCTGATAATTGTATTTGGTATCGTTGCCGTCTATGGAATACAAAAATTCCCTGGAGGTTTAGGCACGACAAGAGGCACGAGTGTATTCTGAAACCTGGATGTGTTCCAACGGGAGAAGAGTTTCCAAGAATAAGTCTGGCAAGAGGATTTAGACACATCATTATTAACGATGGTCGGACTTGGGTAAATCCAACTAAGTTCTTTACTGATGCTGTTGAACTTGAGAACCAACACATTTCCAACAACACAATGCTAGAGGATGTTTATCACTTCTGGTATATTGCTAAAAGTTATAATGATGCTGCTTATGGTACTTATCCTTTAGGTGAAACGCATAATCAGGAGATGGCACGTCGTGCTTTATTTTATTATGAAGAGTATCTGAATTATCGATTTAATTATCATCAACTTGGATATGTAACTGGTATTGATGAGATGGCATATTTTACTTTATGTGCTATGGGAGACTTGAATCGAACTTGCAATAATTTTGAAAAAGCAATTGACTGCTATATTCGTGCAGAAGAATGGTGTCCACCAAGAAATGAACATCTTGTGGGATTATCTGAGTGCTACAGAACTTTAGGTGATTATCAGATGATGAAGATGCAGACGGAAAGATTGATTGATCCGAGCAGAGTTAATCCTTTTCCCACATATCACTTCCTTGTCAATAGTAACTATTATATAGATACCGGTGATTATGGAAAATCGCTTCATCAAATCGTATGTGAAAACTTATGCAATTGATATGAAATACCTTCCAGTCTCATCAATAAATAGACAGTCGCAGAAAACTATATGGGTTGTTGATAATTTTTATGCTAACCCATATGCTGTAAGAGAATTTGCTCTTCAGCAAGAGTTTTCTGAAGATTTAAATTATTTCAAAGGAAGTCGTTCAAAAGAACAATACTTCGTTCCTGGAACAAAAGAAGCATTTGAAAAAATCATGGGTATCAAAATCCGTGAATGGGAGTCTCATGGAATGTGTGGTCGTTTTCAATACTGTACCTCACAAGATGCCCTTGTCTATCATCACGATGGTCAAACCTGGGCTGCTATGATATATCTCAACCCAGATGCTCCTTATTGTACAGGAACTTCTCTTTACGCTAGTAAGAATGGTGCTAGGAGAACTGGTGACCCCAACTTTACGGATGATGTATTTGCTGGTGGTTTTTACGATGAAACCAAGTTTGAGTTAGTTGACTCTATTGGTAATGTCTTCAATAGACTATTCATCTTTGACGCTCAAAATATTCACGCAGCATCAAAATACTTTGGTCAAACCAAAGAAGATTCACGACTCTTTCACATTTTCTTTTTCGACTAAAAATGAATTTTACAGTTTACTCAAAAGAAGGTTGTCCATATTGCGACAAAGTAAAAAAAGTCTTAGAGTTGACAAACACTCAGTTTGTCGTGTATACTCTTAGTGAGGACTTTACTAGAGAAGAATTCTATTCTGAATTTGGTGAAGGTTCTACCTTCCCTCAGGTTATTTGTGATGATAAAAAGCTAGGAGGTTCCGTTGACACAATCAGATTCCTCAAAGAACAACAAGTCATCAAGTCATAACATAAATAAAAACAAGAGTCACGTAAACCGTGGCGTTGATTTACTGCTTAATGGAGGTAAGAGAAAGCAAACGCAACCATTCCATATCATCTTCGAAAAGATGGTTTGCTTTCTGAATCGGGAAGTTACCATCTATTTTGAATTTTCCTTTAAGTCAAGGAAAAGAATAGTAGTTTCCCGAGGCAAAAGAAATGTTAGCAGTTAGTCTAGTTTTTGGTTCATTCATGACCGTATTGTTTCTTATTGTGGGACTTATAGGTGGTTGGGTAGCAAGAGAATATATGATGAACTATCGGGAGATTCCAAGACCTCACCCCGAAATGTTCGATAACCAGGGTAACCTGATTCCAGATGAGGTGATTGCATTTAACTTTGAAAACTATCATGACTACGAAATCAACGACGAAGAAGACGACGAGTAACACTACCAATACAAAACCAAGGACTGTTAAGGTTTCTACCTCACTAGAACTCCCTAATAATCCACTGGTTTTTGAGGTTCTTGATCTAGTATCGAAACAAAAAACCAAAGCAAAAAAAGTCGAAGTTCTGAAAAAATATGAGGATATGTCTCTTAAGATCATCCTCATTTGGAACTTTGATGAGAGTGTTGTAAGTGTTCTTCCACCAGGGGAAGTTCCATATTCCTCTTATGATGAACAAACTGTAAACTCTGGTACACTTTCTACCAAAATCAGTCAAGAGACACGTAGAATGTATGAGACTGGTTCATTCTCAATGGGAGTGACTGATCAGCAGGCTAGAACTACTATTCGTAAAGAGGCGAAGAACTTTTATTTCTTTGTGAAAGGTGGTAATGATAGTATGAACAGCATTCGTAGAGAAAGTATGTTTATCAATCTTCTCCAAGGTTTACACCCACTTGAAGCAGAGATTATTTGTCTTGTAAAAGATAAAAAACTAACCGACAAATACAATCTTACTCAGGATGATGTTGCTGAAGCATTCCCCGATATTCAGTGGGGCAATCGTTCTTGATATGGGAAAGGGTATCAATATTATTCACATAAATTGTGATCCTTCTTTTGCTGACGATAAGAGTCTTCCAAGAGATTCTTATCTAGTATCTTATGGTGATAATGATGAAGAAAAGTTTGATGTAGTTCAAGGTCTTCGCTCTGATATCTTTGACCACTATTGGGATAAGTATCGTGATGTAAGACGAATGGATTGGACTCAAGGTACAGTCAATCCAAAGTCATGGGGTTATAATGTGCCTGAAAAGAAAAAGCGAAAGTAGTTTCCAATATCGCTAATAATTTTTCCGGCAAAATTTTCTTGCGTGAGGGTTTTCACAAATCTTCACGCTTTTTAGTATAATATAGATACCATTTAGTATCTTATGTTACTGTTTTCACACATATAAGACCTATATAGGATGAATAGGGGTATAATAATCCCCTAACGTTCATCCTATGACTAAAGCACTTTTGCTTTTAGCATGGGTTCCACTTCTTTCTGTTTCAACGCCACGACTTATACAGAATCCATATCCTGTGACTATAAGTTGTGACGCAGCGTGGGAACTAATGGACATCGTTAAAAACGACGATGTAGTAGACCAAAGAAGAGAAGACCGATTGCTATTAGAACTCCGAAAGGATGTTGTTCAAAGGTGCTAAAAACTGGATAGGACGCAAGTAAGCCGACTCGGAACGGATCGTTCATCTATGGAGCAACTCTTTTTATCTTGCTTACAGCATGAAAAAATTGGTCTCATATTAGAAATTGAACAAGTCACAAAGAAAGGTTGTTTCATAGACGCAAAAGCCGACTGAAGGAACGGGACTAACCATCTCATTTCTTTAGGAGAAAACCAATGTCGAAAGTAGTTTATCGTGGTGCTGAATACGATACCGAAAAGCGTATCGCATATCAACAACAGATGATGCAACAACCCCAACAATACAACGAAACCTATCGTGGTGTTAAGTATGTAAAGGAGGGGCACAAATGAAGAAACTAAACTTCTTGCAAATCATTAAAGAGCAAAAACAAAAAGAAGAGCGTCGTCATCAAGCCCAACTAGCACAATTAGTAGGAGCAAGGTAATGGTACAGTTCATGGTATCAACTACTGCTGCGATTGCTTTAACAACCGTATTTTTATCAATGTATGTTCAGTGGTTGGACAAATAATGGACAACTACAAATATCATTATGATGATATGGATAAGGACAATAGACCTCCTGCTTGCTATCAACTAACATACAGGGGTTGTAATTATTGGTCCTGTTATACTATTCATCTAGATGAGTGGTTTGAAAAAATGTTTAAGTTTGAGGGAGATTGACTCTCCCTCTTTTTTTATGTCTATAAGTTTCTCTAATAGGCATAAATTTTTGTATCCTAAGTAACATATCTAATATACATATGGTAGAATAATGAGGTCATACAAATGAGCGAAAATTATTTGTTATGATTATCCTTGTGCGTGGAGGACATTATGCACAACCTTGTCTCTTACAATCAACTTGCAGAATGGCGACACTTTGAGCAAACAGTTGACCGTTGTAATGATGAAATGGAGTTAGTCAATGATTATTTTAACTGTCTAATAGAATGTGATGATGACCAACAAACTTGTAAACGGGTATGTAGAAATATGCTGAGTGAGTAATAAGATGGGGAGGTCTTGACGACCTCCCTTTTTTTGTGTAAAATGAGTTGAGAGAACCCTATCTTATGGACAAAGAAAAACTTAAACTCATCGTCCGTAATCTTGAATTACTTGTAGATTCTCTCAAAGCTGAAGTATACTCTGATACTCAGAGTTATCTCAACTATGAGGAAGTAAAAGTAGGTCTACAAGACTACGATGAAATTTTTGACGATGATGATGGATATGCAGATTAATGACTAGTAGATCTAAAAAACTTGTAAAGTTGCTTGAGCGTCTCATCAAGCAAGACCATCTCTATACCGATGAAAAGATTCGTGAGATGAAAGTGCAACTTCGTGAGTTGAAAGAACAACTCGCAGACTTAGAAAAGAAAACATCAAAAGGATTTGGTAAATGACTGTAAAACTGGTTAGTGTAACTCCAGACGCCGAAAAGACAATGGCGTATGTAGCAAGAGTCAGTAATCCTGCAAATCAAGACAACGAAAACTATTCCAAGTTGCTTGCTTATTGCATCAAGCACAACCATTGGTCTGTGTTTGAGCAGAGTTTTATGACTCTTGAGATTGAAACCAATCGTGGTATCGCAGCTCAAATTTTGCGTCACCGTAGTTTCACATATCAAGAGTTCTCACAACGCTATGCTGATACTTCACTGATTTCAGAGTATATTCCCGTTCCCGATCTTCGTCGTCAGGATACCAAGAATCGTCAAAACTCTATTGATGATATTGGCGAATATGAAAAACTGACGCTACAAAGTAAGATTCAAGACCATTTTGCGGAGGGTATGCGCCTCTACAAGGAACTTCTTGCTCACGGAGTAGCAAAAGAGTCTGCTCGCTTTGTGCTTCCTCTGGCGACTCCTACTCGTCTTTATATGGCGGGTAGTTGCAGGTCTTGGATCACATATATTGCACTCCGAGAAAAAAATGGAACGCAAAAAGAGCATATGGATATTGCTAAAGAATGTAAAAAAATCTTTGCCGAGCAATTTCCTATCTGTACAGAAGCACTTGGGGGAGTAGAAAATCAATGGGTTCTGTAATGTATCCATATTATAAATATAAGTAGTTGGATACATTACTACTATGGGAAGAAAATCATCTATTAGTGTTGGAGATGTCATAGGCAACTTTACCGTATTGGATGTAATACCAGCAAAAGGTCCAGGTCATCATGTTAAAGGGAAAGTAAAATGTTCTATATGTGGTGGGACTAAAGAAATGTATAGTTTTAACATAAGAAGAAGATATTCTTGTGGATGTTCTCAAAGAGATGTATCTACTTGGAAATCAAAAGGGGCAAAAAATATGCCTTGGAAATTATCTTATGGTGAAGCCGCAAAAAACGACCTATACTCCACATATAGAACTTCTGCTAATAGAAGAGGATTAAACTTTGACATTGATGTAAATTTTTTTACAGAAAATGTAGTAAAATCTTGTTCTTATTGTGGTGATTCATTATCTTCCGTAAAAAAATCGCAATCAAAAACTGGCGGTGATTTTTTATATACTGGAATTGATAGGATTGATAGTACTAAAGGTTATACAGAAGATAATTGTACCCCTTGCTGTAAAATTTGTAATGTGATGAAGTGGGATTTATCTTTGGAAGATTTTACCAATCATATTATGAAAATATCTTCTCATTTAAACAATAAATAAGTTCATATCATTAGGAGGTGAAAATTTTGGCAACATATCCTGTAGTCCACAAAGAAACTGGTGAACAAAAAGAAGTGACGATGAGCGTCAACGAATGGGACCAGTGGAAAGTGGAAAATCCAGAATGGATTCGAGACTGGTCTGATCCTTCTACCTGCCCACAACCTGGTGAAGTGGGTGAGTGGAAGGACAAACTCAGGAAGAAGAATCCTGGATGGAACGATGTGCTGCACCGTGCAGCGAAAATGCCTGGTTCTAAAGTAAACAAAATCTAATGGCAAGAAGAAAAAGATCGTCTGCAGAGCAACCTATCGGGGTTGGTCTCACTGCAAAGCAGATGAAGAGGAAGAAACCTCTAAGTTCCGATTACCTTATTGATATTGATCCCCTTACGGATAATCAAAAAAGATTATTTAATTCCTATCAAGAAGGTAAACATTTAGTAGCATATGGTTGTGCTGGTACTGGTAAAACCTTTATCACACTTTATAATGCTCTTCAAGATGTATTGAATGAACATACACCTTATGAACGCATTTACCTTGTTCGTTCTCTAGTTGCTACCAGAGAGATTGGGTTCCTTCCTGGTTCTCATGAAGATAAGGCGGATATTTACCAAATTCCTTATAAGAATATGGTGAAATATATGTTCCAGATGCCTAGTGATGCTGATTTCGAGATGCTCTATGGTAATCTCAAGTCACAAGAAACAATCAAGTTTTGGAGTACTTCGTTCCTTCGTGGAACTACACTTGATAACTCTATTATTATTGTTGATGAATATCAGAACCTAAACTTCCATGAATTAGACTCTATTATCACTCGTGTTGGTGAAAATACTAGAATTTGTTTCTGTGGTGATGCGGTTCAGTCTGATTTGCAGAAGTCAAATGAGCGTAATGGTATTCATGATTTTATGAGTGTATTGCGTAAAATGCCTTCTTTTGATATAATTGAATTTGGGGTTGATGATATTGTCCGCTCTGGACTTGTTAAAGAATACATTCTCGCAAAAATGGAAGCAGGTTTTTAATGTTCAGTCATGTTGATATTGATCTCCCTCAACTTGAGAGGGAGACTATTGATGGTGTAAGGTATTACAGAGTTCCTACAGAAGAAGAACTTCTTAGACTGGTCTCCATCACTTCGGTGACCAGTCATTTTAATAGGGAGATTTTCGTCAACTGGAGAAAGAAAGTCGGTGATGAAGAAGCAGATCGTATCACGAAGGCAGCAACAAGTCGTGGTACAGACATGCATACTCTGGTAGAACATCATCTGAAGAATGAAGAACTACCAAAAGTACAACCAATTTCTGATTTCCTCTTTAAAATTTCAAAATCAGACTTAAATCGTATAAATAATATTTACGCCCTTGAAGGGTCCCTATATAGTAAGCAACTAGGTATTGCTGGGACAGTTGACTGCATCGCTGAATATGACGGTGAGTTAGCTATAATCGACTTTAAGACTTCTAAAAAACCAAAACCACGAGAGTGGATCGAACACTATTTTGTTCAATGTATGGCTTACGGATGTATGCTGTACGAACTGACTGGTATTTCAGTTAAAAAACTTGTAATCATCATGGCTTGTGAAAATGGAGAATGCGTCGTCTATGAAGAACGAGACAAATCAAAGTACATCAAACTTCTCAGCGAATACATTAGAAAGTTTGTTAGAGATAAACTGGAACTCTATGGAAAATAACAAAGAACTAGAACAAGCAATAGAAAGTAAGTTTCTGACTCCTTCTAAATTCGCTCTTGAAATTGAGAAGATTGTGATTGAAGAAAACTTCAACTACATTGATGCTATCTGTCACTATTGTGAAATTAACAGTCTTGAGGTAGAATCAGTCACGAAGCTTATCTCAAAACCATTAAAAGAGAGATTGAAGTGGGATGCTATCCGTCTCAACTTTATGAAGAAGACTTCGAAGGCAAAACTTCCTCTGTAAACTAAATACATAAAAGACAACTTCAAATGAAAACGTTTAATCAGTTTATATCTGTAATAAACGAAATGAAAGCTGGATATATCACTGGTGACGAAACTCACGGAGGATATGATCCAAGTCATGGTGGTAAAAATTATCATGATCATTTGGAGTTTGATGATAAAAAGACTAGAGATGCTGCTATAGCATGGATGAAAAAACAGGGTTGGGAGATTGGTTCCACCTCTGGAGGAAAGCACTCTAAAGGATCAAGGCACTATTCTGATAGAGCATTTGATATCCCAATGTATAGACCTTCTGGTGGGGTACAAAAAGGTTTCTCTGATGATAAGATTGGAGAAAGAGCAATGAGTTCCTCAATTCGCAATGATTTAGCAAGAGCTGGATTTAGCATTTCTTCTGTATATGGCGGTGGTTATACCCCACCAAAAGTTCTTTCAAAACTAAAGGGAGTTGAGGGAACTGGTGTTGGTAAAGACTTTGTTGCTAGACAATGGAGTGATACTGAAAAATCAAGATATACTGCTTGGGGAGGAAAGTAATTTTTGAAGTTTATTATGTCACCATTTGAAACTTATCAAACTTATCTTTCGATGAAAAGTCATTTTACGAACAGTAAATATGACTTTTTTAAGTATGGAGGAAAGTCACGGGCAACTGTGACTTCTTTCAATAAACGTAAAGACAAATACTGGTTTGAGAAGACCAGCCGTAAATATTCTGATGAGGAAGTCAAAGACTTTCTACTTGCAAATTTTGTATCCGCAGACAACCCACAAAACTTATGGATTGGAGAAATTATCAATTCTGGCGAAAGAACATACGCAGAGTGGATGAGGCGTCAACAGAGTTTGACCTACTTATTCAAAGAGCAAAGCAACGAATTGTTATCGGAGAACGAGTTAGAGAGTTTGTTCAACTGTACCAAAGGTCACCCTCCGATACTCAAAAAGTTTCTAAGCGGGCAACTATCGCTAGAAACTTTCACAATCTACGAAAAAATATTCCATTTCTCAAACGATTTTGATAAGAAACTTCTGGACCCTGTGTGGGAAACCGTAAGTTTGAAATTGAAAAAATATTCCCCATTCCTAAATATTGATGTGTTCAACTACCGAAAGATTTTGCGGTCCATTATCAATGAGTGAATTTTTTAAATCCGATATTATTCAAGAAGAACTTGAAGAAATTAATAATCTTCAAGAACAAATCTATGGAAGTATCCTTACCTTTGGTGTAATGGATAATGAAACCAAGAAAGAACACGTTGAAAAGTTACAGACCTTGCTAGAAAAGCAAAGGATCATGTATACTAGATTGTCTCTTTCAGATGACCCACAGGCGGTTGAGATGAAAGAGAATCTTCGCAAATCGGTAGCACTGATGGGATTCCCACCAGAGACCGATATGCAAGTTTTATTCGACAGTATGAATCAGACAATCGAATCCCTCAAGCAATATCTTGACGACTGAGGGCATCCCTGTTATACTATCCGAGTAATCCCCCGAATCCAATTAATCCGAGGTAATCCAAATGTCTTTCGCAGACCTTAAGAAGCAATCTAAGCTTGGCTCCCTGACCGCAAAACTGGTCAAGGAAGTCGAAAAAATGAATAACAATGGCGGTTCCAGTGGCGATGAGCGCCTGTGGAAACTAGAATGTGATAAGAGCGGCAATGGTTATGCCGTCATCCGTTTCCTGCCTGCTCCGAACGGTGAGGACCTTCCGTTCGTGAAACTCTACAGTCACGCATTCCAAGGTCCTGGTGGTTGGTATATTGAGAACTCTCTGACCACTCTGGGTCAGAAGGATCCTGTGTCTGAGCACAACACGATGCTGTGGAACAACGGCACTGATGTGGGTAAAGAACAGGCACGTAAACAGAAGCGTAAACTGACTTACATTGCTAACATCTATGTGGTCAAGGATCCCGCTAACCCCTCTAACGAAGGTAAAGTCTTCCTGTATAAGTTCGGTAAGAAGATCTTCGACAAACTCACTGCTGCGATGCAACCTGAGTTTGAGGATGAGGAAGCAATTGATCCGTTCGATTTCTGGCAGGGTGCTAACTTCAAACTGAAGGCAAAGAACGTTGCTGGTTATCGTAACTACGACTCCAGTGAGTTTGCTCGTCCCGATGCTCTTCTGGAAGATGACGATGCGATGGAAGCAATCTGGAAGAAGCAGTATTCTCTCGCTGAACTTGTTGCTGCTGATCAGTTCAAGTCTTATGATGATCTGAAGAAGCGCCTTGACTATGTTCTTGGTAACAAGGGCACTCCTCGCTATCAAGATCCTGATGAGGGTGAAGAAGAAGAATACACTCGTGGTTCTTCCCGTGAACTCACGGAAGATCTTCGTGGAGAACTGAATTCTCTTCAACCTACTCGCACTGTATCTTCTGCTGACGAAGATGAGGATGATGATACTCTTTCTTACTTTGCACGACTTGCTGAAGAGTGAAGTATAATCAAATCTGCCTAATACTTTTAGTTGTAGCAGCATACATTAATTTACTGTTCAAGTGAAAACAGATTATTACATTGACCGTGTAAGTAAATCCGAAGCCGCAGAGTTACTTCTGCGGTTTCATTATCTTAAGGACTTTTCTAAAGGATTTAAGAGCGGATATAACTACGGTTTATATGAGAGCAATGATTTTAGCCCACTGAATATTGGTGGTATTAAAGGAGTCTGTATCTTTACAGGTCTCCCTGTCCCAGAAGTAGCACAAGGAGCATTTGGACTAGCACGAAATGAGCAAGAAGGACTCTTTGAACTTTCACGCCTTTGCGTACACCCTGAAACCCAACGAGCAGAATATAATATCACTTCTTGGTTTGTTTCAAGAGCGATTAGACAGTTACGGAAGGATACTGAAGTTAAAGCAGTCATCTCTTACGCTGATAGTGATTTTCATTCTG